CTATTTATAGCTTTAATAATTTTACAGACATTACCCTAGCTGTACCTAGGTGGTCTTGGCAAATTACACCCGTCCCATCACTTTCTAGTATTAAAGTCCCAACCAACCGATCAAATTGACCAGTCCAAAGATCTGCTCTAGATAGGTGTTGGATGAATATCAAAAAAATTAGCTGTTGTCGCACAACCGGCCATCCCAAAAACCAAACTTAATAAAACAATCTTTTTCATATATAAACCTATCAAATATCAAAATTTAAAAATCAGCTAATAATCCAAATAAAAATTATTAAAGCTATAAATAGAATAACTCCACAGATTATCCATTCAGATTTAGGGTAACCCCATACATTATCTGGATTATTAAAATCAGGTTCTCTTCTAGGTGTTGTTTTCTTAGTATAACTAGAGAACTTAGAATAAGATAAGCCAGTACCTGGAATACCTACTGTTGTGCGAGTACCCTTCTTACTTACATTTACACGTGCACCTTTCCCCCCCCACAGAAACACTTGATAGCCCTTTTTTACTAACATTGACACGGATTCCAGGAGCAATTTTTATACTTTTTCTAAAATTCAATCCCATCACATCACCTATCTAGAGCAGATCTTTTTAGAAGCACTGATGGAACCATCATTACAAACAAACTTACTACCATTGCAATGACTTACCCCACCTTTCTTACCAGAGCACGGTTGTCTGCCTCTACCTGCTTCCGCAACACTTAATGAGCTTAAAACTAATAAAAGACTTAAAATGACTTGTTTCATGGTTTTTTACCGTTTGTTATAAAGTGTACTAACTTTAACAAACTGGTTACTAAATGTCACATAAAGCAAAACCACCCGAAGGTGGTTTCTATCAAATAAAACTAACTAAGCTATTTCACAATTGGTTTGATGCCATGAATGGTTATTTCCATATGAAAAACTAATTTCACTTGGTACTAAAGTTCGTTCCTGATGATTTAATGACTCAATCATACTTCTTAGTTTGCCATCACCTTGAACATGCTCTTTATATAATGCACGAAGTAATAGCTCAGTAGGTTTACCAATTAAACCGCGATCAGCTTCCCAATGTCTAATACTAGTCTCACTGACTCCTAAAAGCCCAGCAAGATTCTTCTGTGACAAGTTTAGTTCTTTACGTAAAAAACGAATTTCCTCACCATTCAAGTCAGGCTTTTGCGTAATTAAGAACAACCCAATGGCATTATGAAGCTCATGAACAGATTCAATAGATACGAGTTCACCATAGTCTTCATCATTTTCAATTGTAAATCCATTGCGCAGCCAAATATTGCTCAGACCGCATTCTTCATAGTGATACATAATTTAGCCTACTCTCTAAATGTAGTGACTACTACTGAGAATTCACCGTTCTCGCTCTGCTTGATTGCAACAGCTGTTGTTATGTATTCGCCTGCAGTGCGAACAGAAACATTTAACTGGCAATCACCACGAGTATTTGGGTACGGCCCCTCAGTAATATCTCCATGCTCAAAACAGCAAATAATTTGCTTCATAGAGATACAGCGTTCTTTCATTCTTTCTTTTGCATGTGCAGTTAACTTGATTTTGCTAGTATCTCTAGCAAATGCTCTAAGTTTTTGTTTAGCTTCAGTTAATGTTAAACACATACAAGCAAACACCAAGGTTCTTGGAAAGAGTAAAAGAATGCTGAACCGTCAAATATTGACGGTAAGGTGATTATTCATCATTTGATAATCACGCGCAACACCTTAAAGGTAATTTTCTGTCAATCCAGATCAAGTATTTTGTAACATCGACTGCGTTATTTTGAGTCGCGTTTAAGAGCAACTGCTTAATTGTTTGACGTTTTGACCAAATTAGGCTTTTCAGTCCCTGGCAATACCTAATTTGGTCACTTACCTTTGCTTTTGGTTGATATCTTCTTATGGCACTCCTCCAAAAACAAATTATCCAACGCAAAAATACAGTCATTAAAAATATGAGCAGCCACTGGCAAATCATTATGCTCAGCATAGACATTGATAGCCTGCTGATCTAAAGATAACGGTATGCTTTGCTCATAACGTCTGGATCGACATATAGTGCTAAATGCCGAAAGAATTGAATCAGCCGCATACGAATATTCTGGCGGATCCGGAATACGGCCGCCTAAGAACTTGATTTGCTCGATTTCGTGCGGCGTTTTCGACGCATACGTTTTTTGGTATTTGTAGAGCTCCATGACTTTCCCAGAATTAAAGCCTTGTCCTTGTCTGCGTCTTCCTGAATCTTCTGGGCCTGTTCTTTAATGAATAGCCAGATTGAAATACCAATATCACCAAGATTAAGAAGCTTTGAGGCATTCTCAGGTGTATATGGCTTTTCGGACTCAACAGTTTTACCGTCTACGATTTCGGCAAATACCACACCTTTCCAGTCTTCGATTAAGTGGGCCGCGCATGCATCCATTAAAAGCTCGTGGTAAAGCTTGGCATCTTCATCTTTGACCATCACATCATAGCCTTTAGACGAGATCTGGTTTCCTGCCCGTTCAATAGCTACCTGAAAAGGCTTATAAGCGATACCACGGACTTTGAACTCAGCCTGTACATCGCCATCAGCACCCTTGTATTCACACCATTTTGATACGTCTGAGCTTTTAATAATTCCGACTTTTAAAGCCATAACAACCTCTAATTTTTAGAAATAAAAAAGCCCATGGGTTTCCATAGGCTTTGTTACTGAATAAGTTGATTACACAAGAGCACGTACAATCGTTGGACTGGTACGCACTTGGGCAAAATTGATATCTATTGTAATAATGTCATCGCCACCACCATCAGGGTGATTTGCTTCCTTAACTTCAAGTTGCGGGAAGTTAAACGAGTACTTACTGCCTTTGGTATCTGTAATATCGAAGGTCAATGTAAATACATCACGGGTTTTAATAGCATCAATCCAAGAAGCAGATGTTGCTGAAAACATGAAATTAGCATTTACGCCAATATCCATCATTTTCTCTAAGTAAAACTCAGGCGTGTACTTACCAGAACCGATACAACGGATCGCTTCCAGATTATTACTAAAGTTGATGGTAAGTGTCTGCAGACAAGCTTTACCCTGAATTGATTGACCATTAATAAGTAGCTTTTCAACATTTGGCATACTCACCAGAGGGCGAGTCGATGCTGGAATAGGATTTGTAACAGGATTAACCTGCTGTCGCGTAAATGAGCTACCTACTAAACCAAAGTTACCGGTGATTTTGCCTGTGGTCTGGATCGTCATTTCACCTGTATTCACTTGAATACCGCGATAAATAAAGACTTGACCAATATCTTCAAAGACTTTTACCAAGGTAAGAGACTTACGTACTCCACCACCAAAACTTAAAGCATTTGCAGCCCAGTTATTGAAAGCGAGAACATTTAAGAATAAGTCAAAGGTACCTAGTGATAATTCAAACTCTAGTTGACCAGTTACTTCGGCTTCCGTTACAACAGCGCCTTGGCGAAAACGTGAATCAACTACTTCACTGCTATCTTCAGTAGTAACATTTTCAGTCAAACTATCAGTAACACGGCGAACGGTGTACCAGACTGGATTTGCAGGAGTTGTTCCTAAAACTGCTTCCTCACAAGCATATAATCGAATTTTTGCGCCTGAACTCATTTATGGTTCTCCAAAATTTAGGCAATAAAAAACCCGCTGTTTAAGCGGGTTATTAAAGTGTTTCGTCTGTTTCTGAGATTTCTGGCGGTTCCACGCCATTCATGGCTGCAGCAACTGCCTGAGATAAGTTAGTCGGCTGGAAATCCACTGGTGTTTCACTCAACGGCTCTTCAGGCTCTGGTTCAGGTTCTTCATGCAGACGGATATCAATCCAGCGGCCTTCTGGAATATCAAGTGGATTTTCGAGATCAGCTACAATGGCTGCCTTTTCCACATCAAACTTACGTTTATAAGTTTTAATAGAAAGATCACCATTTTCTAAGGTTGAATATTCAACTGCTACTACCGTATTACCGTTGGCATCCTTAGGTACTTCGATATACCAACCTTCCTGTGCAAAGCCTAAAGAGCCCTTAATCAGATAGTCACCAGTGCCTAATTTGTCAAAAGTGATCGGTTGCTTGGCAGCATCGTTATTTAGCTCAATATGACTTTGGAAAAGCTTAACGACTGGTGAAGCGGCTTTAATAAAACCATTTCCATCAGTTGTAGTATTTTGTGCAGTCAATAAATTAAACCAATTAGACCAAGTACCACTATTATTAAATCGATACTTCAGGGCAGAATGTGAGGCAGCTTTCCCAAGCTGAAATGAATGACTTCCATTTGTATATAAACCCATTGAGCGTCGGGTACAGTGTAAAAAGAGACCATAAGGACCAATACTATTACCAGTATCATTTGTTAAAGTGTCATCTGTTCGAAAAAAACCATTATTAAGAGGAGCAACCATATCAGATACACGAGAACCTTCAGCCCCTATCCCCCAATCACCGACTCTTAGTGCTCGTCCCGGCGTAGGATCATATTGACTTGTTGTTGACGCTAGTACAGCAGCAGTTCCTAACCCCAAATTCATTCTAGCTGTCTGTGCATTATCAGCTCCTAATCCTCCCTGAGAAATTGATAAAGGGGTTGTAAGTCCCTTAAGCTCACTAATATCACTATTTACCCCACTTGCAGCTGCGCCTAGGTTAGCTCGTGCCCCAGCCGCTGTAGTTGCCCCCGTTCCACCTTGAGAGATAGCTGCAGTACCAACTACTTGAGAAAAGTTGGGTGCCAGATTGGGAATACCTGACGCAAATGGCAACATAAACTGCCGCTTGCCCTGTGAGGCGTTATATGGGAATGGCCGATGATCCCAACTAAATTTAAAAACAAGATTTGCCATTATGCAGTTACCCCATCAATTACCTGAAAAGTCAGAGTCTCAGTGTGCTGCGTAGTACCACTAACTACAGCTTTAATATCCATCTGACACAGCCCTAAAGGCCAAGTTGCAGTGCTTGTTCCTGATTTAATATTGAGCCAGCCTTTCTGAGTGCTTTGACTTAACGCTGCACAAGTCAACGTTGCTACGGCGGTTCCGTCCAGAGTTTTAACTTGCGAAGTAAAGGTATACCCCGTTAAATCGATTGCTCGACGTACATCATTGGCTGGATATTGCAGTGCATCATCCGTATCAACTAGCTGCAAATTTAAGTTGAATGTGTCACCACGCTTAAAAACATGATTGCTCATAAGTGTTTCCTTTAGACATAAAAAAACCACCGATGAGGTGGTAGTGAAAGATTGGTTTGTTATGTGCTTTAGTTAACTAAAAAACTTATTGATACATTGTATTGAATGAAGTCAGCATCTTTACCCGCATAAATAGATTGGCCATTCAAACATTCTAAGTGTTCGATTGTGAAATATTCAAAATGAGCAAGTAATGCATCACTCAATTTTGTGATTTCAATTATTCCTGAATTGGGACGTGCAAAGCATTGAACCATGATATTACCGGTACGGCGAGTACATGGCTTATCTGCAATACCTGAAGTAAAACTCGGACCGCCTGCAATCGTTAAGCGGCACCATACACCTTTTGTTGGTACAGTAAAGCCTGGTGCATTTGGATACTGAATCCGTTCCTGAGCAATACCTGTAAAGCTTTGCATGCGATCAATAATAGCTTGCCTAGTCTGCTCTAAAGTCATTGCCATTTTAGCCACCGTACTTTTGAGAAATAAAATTAAAAGTGAGGCCATAAATACCTTGTGGCGCTTGATCAGACCAGCCGTTTTCTAAGCGCTCAGCATAAGGCTGGTTATTCTGTATGTAGACCAAATTGCCCAATTTAATCTTTACAGCTTGAATAGCAGCATCTTGAATTGGGTTAGTTTCAGGTACACGTATGTCATAGTCACCAGATCCAACCGAAACAATATGTGAAGCACGGTATGCTCCAGTATCGACGGGACTTAAATTAACTAAGGATTGCACAGTATCCATGACAATATTCTTCACATGGTCTTCTGCCGCTTTAGACACATCAAGACTAAAACTAGTCGGCTTTTTCCCCTTCCACCCCATGACTTTTAACCTCGCTTTCCTCATACATCTTAAAAAGATCCTGAGCGATCGCCTGAATTGAATAAGCTTCAAACTCAGAGCTCGGTTCTCGTTCACCCATGAGCTTTTTAATCTTTTGCCAGACATGAACAGCTTCATGTAAAAGCAATCCATAAACTTGAATTCGGTCTTTATCCGCCGTATCACCAATTTGGACGATTGCATATGCGCCATCAGAAAAAGTACTAACTTGCGCATCCGCTCCCATATCCAAAAATTGATCGGCCTTATCCATATCTTCAAATAACAAATCCATGTGTAGTTGATTTCGAGCAAGCGTGTACTGCACATGTTGAAAAGGCGAGATATACCATTCAGGAACATAATCAGGATTAACCATTTTAGCCCCTACACTTTTCGAAGCTGACATTTCCAGATTGTACTGGCAGGATCTTGCTGAATATTAATAACTCTAAATGAACCTAGGACAGTTTCCCACTCATCATCAATTTTTGGAGTCATAGTTACTTCATTTTGAAGCACGGTCGCCTTCTTATCCGTTGCCAATACTCCAAGTGTTTGGATCTCATATTGACTGTAAGAGCCAAACAGAACACCACG